GTCTTCACACCGTCCAGGGCGGTGATCAGGCCAGACTTGTCGGCTTTGGCAGCGACTTCGCCCGAGCTCAGCTTCTTGGCTTCCGGAGCCTTGGTCACCGACAGGGAAACCGAACGGATGGCCGAAGCCGCTTCGTTCAGGCTTTCCATGGTCGGTTCGCTGAAGGAAGCAACCAGGCGAACACCGGCGCTCTGCGAAACCAGCAGGTCTTTGCCGCCTTGCTTCTTGGCGTTGTACTTGCCGAAGGCAGTGGCGTCGGCTTTCAGGCCGGAAACCAGGGTGCCATAGGCAGACTTCACGCCGCTGGCGGTGATGCCGTCGACCTTGCCAGCTTCTTCAATCAGAGCAGCGATACCGGCGTCGGTACCGGCGGTGGTGCCCTTGTTGCGCTTGGAGACGCCACCCAGGCCAGCCGAGGCGTAGTCGATGTAGACGTTCCAGCCGCCCAGCTTGATCTTCTTCTTGATGGCCGCGCCATCGTTGATGCGCTTGCGCAGTTGGTCAACGCGACGCTGCAGGGCATCGGCCTTCGAGACGATCGACACGAAGAAGTTGATGATCGAGTTGAAGATGTGCTTGATGAAGTTGACGGCTTTGGTACCCCAGTTCTTCAGGGTCTCGCCGATGGCTTCGATACCAGCACGGGCCATCAGGTTGGCGCTGGCGATGTCGCCCATGGATTCGGCACCAACGCGGTCACCGGTGAACTCGCAGCCCAGCTTGGCAGCTTTGCGCAGAGCCGAGTTGTAGGTGTTGGTGAAGCTGATGGAGTTGTAGTTGCCGGAGTTCAGCATCGACTCCAGGCCTTCTACTTGCTCTTGCAGCTCTTCGACGACTTCTTCAGTCTCTTCGACCGCGTCGGCCAGCTTTTCGATTTCGGCGGTTTGCTCTTCGATGACCGCGGTCAGCTCGGCAACCTCGGCAACGACGCTTGCTTCGGCCACGTCACCGTGTACGACTTCACCGCCACCGCCGTTTTCGTCCAGGCCCAGTTCTTCGGCACCCATGTATTGCAGGAGAGGATCCATGTTGTTACCCTTTTTCGTTAACGAAGGAAAAGTGTGTTTGGAAACGTTTCACACAAAGACACCCAGCACACCATGAATGTACCGGTCAGTATAGCTGATCACTCGAGGAGTGAATCCGCTATAAAATGCGAGAGCATCTGAATCACCACCTAATAAACGTTCAACGTCTTTTAGGGCGCTCTTGCTAACCTTGTCCATTTTCTCCATGCTAGGCTCTACAGCCTTGACCATGTCACCCCAAGACTTGATTAATCCGAGGTAGCTTTCAAAGTTAGCTTTGAAGCGTTTGTGCATACCATTGACTTTATCGAGTCTGGTGAGCAGAGAGCTCACATCAGATTTCGACATTTCAATGGTTTCTGGTGAACCATCTGTAGTGTCCCCGTTCATAAGATATTTGGTGTGCGTTTCATCGAACACCATTACCTTACCGCCTGGGAGCTTATCCGAGGTGTGTTCTGGGCCGTGTCCAGAGCCGAAGTCGAGAATCGGATACTTGAGTGCATCGTGTTTATCGATGATCTTGTAAACGTCCTCAGTGGTCTTAGCGTTGCGCATTTCACGCAATACCCCCATGCGCGCATCCAGGTGGTCTAATACCGCCTTAGCATGTTTGTCCACTATCTCCAGCGTATGCGCCAGTAAATCGAGATCGCGACTGATATGTTGGGCTTGGCCATCGCTGGTAATCAGCTTGAGCTTATCCTTCGAGATTTTCAGCTCGTGGGTATCACTCCGTGAGAACTGTTGCATGATCTTGCGGATCAGCACGTCATTATCACTGAAAGCTTTAGACAACAGATTACCAGCACCGCCCAACACATTCGCAAACGCAGTGACGGTCTTACCACCTATCCAACCAACAGTAGTAAGTAAACCACCACCCAAACTACCCATGCCATTTACCAGGGTCCCCAATACTTCTTGGTAGGCCTCATTCCCCGACACTGCATTGTGGACAGCCACGTGTAGTTTAGTCAGATCATTATTGAACTCCACCAATTCCAGGTGGGATTCCATGCCCTGGATATACAACGCCTTTAATTCACTCATGCTACCCCCTAGTCGGACAGGTTAGCGGCGATAGAGGTATTGCAGATCTCGACGATGCCGTTGAACTCCAGAACCAGGTAGTTGTTTACCGCTGCACGGTTAGTGAGCAGATCCACTTGGTTCTTACGCACGATCGACGCAAACGCAGTCTGGACCTTATCTTTCATGTCATCCGACATGTCCGACTCATAGATGCCACGCGTGACATCATTGAAGTCCGAATCAGCTACCTTGTATCGGTCGATCAGATCAGCAGCCTTACGCCAGTTGGCCAACGTGCTACGCATCAACTTAATCAAGCTACGAATCGTATCGCTCGACAAAGTATTGATCTCGGTACCGATGCGCGGGTACTCAACTGGGGAGCTGTTGAAAAACTCAACCCCATCCAGATCGATCAATGCGTGCACGTAACCAACTACCTGCTCGACGTTAGTCGGGTTAAGGTTTTTACGCTCATTGCGCTTGTCCAGGAAGTACGCACCGCCCATGAGCTCCACGGACTGCTTGGCCACTACGTTGCCGTTAGAGTGTTCCTTGTTGGGATAGGAACACTCTTTGAAGCGATTCGACGGCACCGCCTTAGGCAGCAATAGAAAACGCTGCACAGCTTGGTCGTCGTTATCGTCGGCAAACCCACCGAAGTACCGCACCGTGTTGTTCAACGCCGTGTTGCTGGACAGGTAGTAGTTAGCGCTCAAAGCATTCAGCGTTGCGCTAAGCTTCGTAACACCACCCACCCAGTCCTCGTTTACTTTACCGCCCACCTTGAACAGGTTGAACAGACGAGTACCCAACGAGATGGTCCCGGTACCGGCTTTGAACGAAGGGGCCGTGTCGAGTTCCTTCTCCAACAGATCAACCAGAGCATTCAGCGAATCAACCGACTGGGTAAACAGCAAGTATGACTCATGGAAACCTGTGGTGATATGTGCGGTGATCTCTTTAGCCTTACGGTAGAAATCACCCAGGAACGATTCACAGCCTTTTAAACGCGTTTTGCGGTAAACCCCAGGCATTAGGGTACGACCAAGGCATTCAAAGCCCTGAACGTCTCCCAGATCGTCTGCGGGGATATCCACGTCAGAACGTAGCAGGTGGTTGTCCATCTGCTTGGCCAGGGTAAGATTAATACCGTGGTCGTCCAAAGACGTGAGTACCTTTTTAACCACCGTTACACGGTCTTTGTCTTCGTCCAGCTTTTCTTGCAGCTGTTGAAGCTGTGCGGTGTCTTTGGCCTTTTCTACCAACTCGGCAGATTTAACCGTACTGATCACCGCCATCTCAGCTGCGAGTTGCAGGTCACTGTTCGACATAGTAGGTGCCTCCGCCCAAGAGCAGGAACACACGCCCAACATCGAGAGGACCCAAGCCCGCCAGTAAGCGATACAGATCGAAGTGGTACAGGTAACAACCGTCACGCAGAAGCTTATCGATCGAGCTACCGCCAGTGTTGGTGGTAGTGTAGACCGCATCGTGGTGATGATTGGTATTGCGCAGACGTTCTTCGTGCATGGTGATCGAAGTACGTACCGACATGTGTCCGATCTTACCATTCAGGTAGTTCAGCAGGTCGCGCACTAAACCACTCAACGGACCATCAGCATTGACACGCATCCAATCGGCGAAGTTGTCACCGGTCAAACGACGGACGATACGGATGATCTCGATCGCAGTGTAGCCTTTCAGCAGCACGTTGAAATCGACGTAAGCGTCACGACGCAGAGCCACGAGATTACGGAAAAGACCTGTGGCTTCCGCATCCGAGACCTGGTCGTTAAAGAACCCGTTGGTTCCCATACGGAAGCTGGTCATTAGTCGTAACTCCGGATGATTTGCTCGATGGCGGCTTCGTTCTTGATGATCTTCTCTTGATAGATCTCGATGGTACGATCGATCTGAGGATCATTGGTGCCGTCACGACGGTTGATGGCCTGGCTGATTTTCATGGCGTGTTGTTGGTTCTTCGCACGCATGTTGTCGATACGGGCCAGGTTGATGTTCTTCATACCCAGGCCGATCCAGAACAGTGGGTTCAGGTTGTGGATACCAAAACCTTTACCTACCAGGTCAGTAGCACCTTTACCAGTGGTCGACTCGAGCACGTCCAACGATACTTCGTTCAGTTCTGCATCTGGGATTTTCTCCAGCGCGCTGATCATCATCTTGCTGCCTTTCAGGAGCTCGACGGTGAAGTGCTTGTAGAACTCTTGGGTACCGTTCAGCCATTTCTGATCGTGGCCGCTCAGGTACTTACCTGGGTCGACTTTGTTCAACTGGATGGTCAGCAGCACGTCCAGTACCTTGCTGCTGTACTCGCCCCAGAAGTAGAAGTGCTCTACCAGGTTGAGGATGTTGGCTTGCTTCAAAGTAACCAGCTTGCCGTCCCAAACCTTGGTGTTGTAGTGACGCACCATTTTCTCGATGGCAACTACACCGACCTTGATAGCCGACAGGCCGAACTCGAGGTTGTGCAGGAACGACGCACCACGGAAGCCTTTGTCCTGGGTGTACTTGTGGATACCTTTGGTCAGGTACCACTGGTCAGCGATGGTGTTGATTTCGCCTTCCATGTTGTTGGCTTTCAACTGGTCGATGTTACCCAGGAGGTCATTGACGCTTACGCTGATAGCAGCCAGTAGGCCGTACAGTTCCGATTCGGTGAAGGTCTTGACCTTACCAGTGTAAGACAGAATATCCATTACATGCCTCCGTTGAGCAGCTTAACGAGATCAGCGAAGCTGCTCGAGCCCATATCTTTTTTACTCTTCAGTGCGATGTCCTTACGGGTGTAAACCTCAGGACGCGACTGACCGTGCGTGTAGAAAGTGAAAATACCGCGGTCTTCGTTGCACACTACGATGGTGTTGGCTTTAACAGCCTTGAAGATTTCGTTACGCGAGGACTCGTTGGAGAAACGACGACCAATGGACAGTTCCAGTTGGTTCGCGGTGTCCTGCGAGAAAATGAAGGTGTTGGCCAGGGAGTTAACCGAGATCACACCAGTACGAACGGCTTCCATGCGGTTGCCTGCTTCGTTCTTCATTGCCTCACGGTAGTACCCGGACATGTCCTCGTTCTTGATCTTGAAGCGCTCTTTGATAATGTCCTTACCCGAGAGCAGATCAGGGATGGTGATCTCCTTGGTCTCCACCATGGTGAAACGACTCCAGAAGTCATCATCATTCTTAGCCGCGGAGAAAATACGAGTCAGGTCATCACTGTTCATCGGAACCGGGATCTGACGGAAAGTCAGAGGGAACTCGATGTCCTTACCGCTGGCGGTAGGCAGGGTAGCGACCACGGTACGACCAACGGCCAGAGGAGTGTACTCACTCAGGTCAGGCATGTTCTTGCCACCCACAGTGATCGTAGGAACGAATTTCTTCTCTTCCTCTTCCTTCTGTTCCTTGGTCTTGATGTTTTTGTCGTATGCCTCGATACCGGCCAGGGCCATAAGACCTGCACGCTTAGGGTTTACCGAACCGATGAGGTTGGCAACCTTAACACCCATGGCCACCGAAGACTCCAACGAAAGGTGGGTCAAGGTAGCAACGATGTCACGCAGGTTGACGATCTGGATGAGATCGTTCATGTACTCTTGGTGGATGCTGGCGGCCTCAATTACCACCATTGGGGCAATAATTGCACGGTTTGCGCTCTCGTGTACCGAGCGCGTACTTACCACATTGTATGCCCTTCTGACGTTGTCAGCCGTATCGATTACGGAGTTGATATCCTTGTTTTCAGGATTCAGTCTGGAAGCCAGGCCCAGTAACATCGATCCCAGGTTCAGCGCTGCGGAGATCATTATATTTACCTCTATTTTTAAGAGAATCGTTTATGGCAGATAACCCGATGAATGGTTGGTTTGACGGCACACCAGGTAACGCGAAACCTGCCAGTAATTTAACTCCCCAGTCTTATGAAGACTACATGGAGTTTGCATTAAAAGAGAACGGAGGGCCTGGTTATCGGTCAGTCCTCGTTAACTTGTTGCGCGGAGCTAGGATTTTGGGCCCTGGGAACCAGCAGGCCCCCATCCCCGACGACACCATAGGATTAATTTTCATGAACCGTCCGTTGCTTAATTTATCGGATCGGAACATTGGTGAGCACCCGCAATTACTGCCGTATATTAGTCCACCACAGAACAGCCTCAATGCCTACATTAAAGGCTTGTTAGATCCTAACTGGGCTAAAGGTAATAGTGGTCTGGTGGAGTGGCTAGATCCGCTCTATCCTTGGATTGCTCCGGTTAGTAATTTGGTAAAGGTTTGTGCTGGTTTCCCTGACACTAGCCTCAACGTAGCACGTAGTACACCAGGTTATCGTAAAGAAGTTTACCAGTATGTAGATGGCATCTTGCCGTTTAACGGT